ATACCCTCATCAGCATAGAACATCTGTGGGGAGTATAGCATACCCTCCTTTTCTGAGTGTTTCGCCCAATATGCTGGGTCTGCAATATCGTCATCAAAATCTGAGTTTTTAAGTTTATATTTTTTCCAAGAATAATCTACTACCTTCTGAGCTTGTTTACTTGCACTAAGACCTCTCTCGGTAATTTCATCAAAAATAATAAGTTCCTCATCACTATTAACAGCAGCAAAAAGACAAACAAATGGATTCTTTGTCCCATAATCGTAAAATCTATAGAGCGTATGTGTTTTTTTATCAAAATGTTTTCCATATACAAACTTATTACTCGGTATCACATGGTGTATTATATTAAAATTATCAAAAAATGTTCCAGCAAATACATCCCATCTCCCCTCAAGCCACATTGCCCTCAATATTGGGTTCAACTTTTTCAGTTTTCTCACATAACCGGGGTCGTTATTGGTTAGTGTTGGATTATCAAAAACCGTTGCTGGGATAAACTGATAGGTAATTTTTTCCTCATCACGGAAAATCTTTCCTGTGTCATACATCTGATAGTGAACATCAAATTCTTTGCTATATATCTTATCACCAACAGGAATCGGAGGACATCTTTCAACAAACTTCTTCTTTAGCCATATATGACCAATATTTCCCGGGTTTGATGTTAAACACATCTGTGGTGGAATCTCCTTATTGCTTGTTCTGACTGATGTTGAAAGCTCATCAACCCATGATTCTGGGAACTGGTTTGCCTCATCTATCCCAATGAAATTATAGTTTCCGCCAATGTAGTTATCTAATGCTCTTCTATCTTGACAGTGTACGAGGTAAACCTTGGCTCCTGAAGGGAATAGGTAACACTTATTTCTTTCCTGCCAAGATGCATTATAGAGCTTGTATAGCTTATTACACTCGGGCTTAAGGTTCCTTTCGAGTTGTGGGTAAGTTCTTCTGACAAGTAGTGCAATATATTCGGGGTAATTGATACTGAGTTTATCCACCTTGGTCTCAACCATGTGACCGTCACTTCGTAGAGCCTTTGCTTCTCTCTCACTTATCCTGCTTCCGTTGTAGATATGATGCCATTTACGGGGCGTGAGGGCAGCTTTCCAAGCAAGTGTGAAGCTCTTTCCACCGCCCCTCGCACCACCATAAAAAACCCAATCTGCCTTGGATTGTAAAAACTCAATCTGCTTACCGTCATGAGGTTTAAATGTGTAATCACCCTTCTTCACGAATTCTCTTAAATAAATGAACCAAGGGTAAAAGAATCATCTTTGATTTATTATCATCTCCACCATTTACAACCCTGATATCGTCTCGCCAAAAGTTTTTTATGCTTCTAAGGTATTTTAGTTCCTTTTTTAGTTCTTCTGTGGTATATCCAATAAACCCAACCAGCTTATCATCTTTATAGAGACACTGAACCCAAAAATCAGACTCAGTGATAGATATACCAGAGGGCTTGTCTGTCCTGTCATTCCAATACTCAATAGCAATGTTTCCGGTTTCAACCCACCTATCCCTCTCAGACTTTACCTCACAGGTTCTTCCCTGAGACCTGAGCAACTCCCCAAACTCGCTTTCGCCACTTTCACCAAACTCTAAATCTATATCAAATTTAGAGAGCTGCTCTAACTGTTCTTTAGAAGGGGAGGTCGTCTTGGGTTTGCTTTCTTTTTGCATCACCAACAAGCTCTGTAATCTGCTCTTGGGTCATCTCAAGCGTTTGGTCTGTTTTAACCTCTGCTGTAACACCATTATTAGGTTTGTCAACCCACTCGGAAATTTTTAATCCAAGATATGCTGTTCCATTCTCGGTCATATTATTCCAAGCTGCTATGGAGTGTTTTACTCCGTCAACAACAATACTTCCGGTAAAATCAGGCTGTGTGTCCTTCTCCTTGTTATTGTTGCCCCAGAGCTTTCCTTGGGAATTCTTATCCCACTTGTTTAGGTTTGTACTCATTTTTTCTCCTTTTTGAGTTAATTTTAACTTTTAATTTACGCATAATTATTTAAAAAAATGCTTCAACACCAGATTGTCTGTGTTTCTGAAAACCGCAATCTTTGTTTCCTTCTCGTTGGGTTGAATCCAAGCATCATCACCGTAGTTTTGTTTAATGCGGTCTGCTATCGCCATGCACGAACCATAAGCTTTCTTTGGTAACCATTTGGTAACCTGAAGAATCTTATCTTCTTTTTTTATTTTAGTTTTTTTCATTTTATTTACTCCTTATAGATTGCTTTCATTTCCAGCCAGAAACCCACAGTTGATTCATCACCACTATGCCTTGTTTTCTTTTTCTTGTTTTTCATGTCTTTTCTCTCTTGTTTTAAATTAAAGTTCACCACTCATCTTTTTTTGTTTCATCCTTCTGTTCCTTGCCACCTCAGCACTTGTGGGAACCATATTTTTCCACCAACCATTCTTATCAATGGTGTAGTTATGTTCAAACCACCAACCATTACCATTCTCAGCAAAACCCCTATCCCTGTCCTTGATGTACTCAGGGTCGTTTAATCCACCAAAAGGAAACACCCAATCCTTGGCTATTTCTCTTTTTTCCCGCTGTTTATCATTTAAACACAGGTTACAGTGAAGATTATAAACACCATCTCTCTTTTGAAATAAAAACAGGGGTTTTCTATTATTACAGGTTTTACATAATCTGTTGATTTCTTTCATTTTTTACTCTCTCTTTTGTTTTACCAAGGAAATTCAAGATAGTCTTCCCACCATCTTCTCTTTAATTTTTGACCACTAATGCTCTCAGCAATTGCAATATTAACCGCCCTGTCTGATGCACCAGACTCAATATAGCACACTCGATTGATTGGTTTAATCGGAACCGCCACAACATCTGCCCTATCACAACCTCTCATATTCACCTCAACAGAGGTTGAAAAATAATTACTGTGACTCTTGCACTGAACCTTTCTGAATAAATCCCCATTTGAAACAATCAAATCAATCCCCTTATCATCCACAACAGGAGTATAAACATTATACCCCCTCAATAGAAGGTCTATGGTTACCTTCATCTCACCAATTGAACCCTTTCTTATGCTTGACATTCTCATAACACAAAAACAGGGCAACATCTCAGGTGCCAACCAAATAAACAAGGATACATAAATGCCGTCCTGCTCAATTTATGTCACCCTGTTTTGAATTTTTCCTGTCATCCTTCAGCTCTTTGTTTAATAGATTACGCTTGTTTGATACAAGAAGCGGATAACCAACACCATCAACCCTCTCCATAAACTGTAGGCTATCATTCTCTGAAAAATACTTTCTTACTAATAGAGGCTTATTATCACCCGGAAATCTCTTAAAAGGCATGGACACACGCTCACCACGAGAACACTTACAAGCCATCTCCTTTATGTGGTAAACAGAGCTTGATTCATCAGGCTCATGCAAAAAGGGGACATAACCAGTTCCACCACAGTAATAACAGTTGAACGAACTTACGCTATCCTCTACCATTTTCCACTCGCTCTGTTATCTTCCCGGTAAACATCCTTCTTGTTAGAATCTGAGTCTCCAGACTTTTCTTTTCTTTTATATATTTTCTTTTCTTTTGATTTAGTATATATATTATTATTATTATTACTATACCTAATACTATACCTAAGCCCCTTCGAAGCCCCTTGTAAGCCCCTTTGAAGCCCCTTCGAAGCCCCTTGCAAGGGGCTTGTAAGCCCCTTCCAAGCCCCTTCGGAATCTAATAGCCCGTTATCCTCTAAAAGTTTGATTATCTGACGGTGAGCAAGGTTGGAAAAATTTAATTCATAAGTTTTCTGCTGGAACCTAATAAATTTAGGCAAAAAGTATTTATCAGGCTGAATTTTAACAATTCTACCCCCAAATACCGACAATAACTCATCCTCCTTAAATTTTAAACCGTTAAAAATATAGCTGACCATCCCAAAGTTTATACTCCAAAATCCTGCATTGTCACACTTTTTTGTAATATATTCCCAAAATAACTTATATTGATTAGGCAACTCCTGAAACCATGCCTTCTCATATAAACCTGTATCAGTAAATCTTCTTGCCATTTTCTTCGCTCTCTCTCTTTTTGTATGTCTCTGAATCACTCTTTATCTTATCAATTAACTCAGCCCTCGTTTCACCCTCTGCTATTGTGATGTAAACTCCAGACCTTGTTCTCTTCTTTGCGTAAAACTTTGAATCCCTCAACTATGGTACCCCCTAAACATTCTCATCTCCCGGGTCTCTGTAATTTATAACACGACCCCCGTTTAACCATCTGATAACCTCATCATAATCATACCTTATGGTCTTTCCATGCAGCTCACCCGTGTTGTCCACAGCGATGGGCATACCCATCTCCCTCCATCTATAAACAGTTTGGCGACTTATACCAAATAATTTACAAATATCAGATGTCTTATATAGCTTCTTCAGTTCCATTTTTGTATATATTGGGCTGAATCTTTACCGAAATAACATCCTTTATCTGCTTCACACACTTGGAGGCACTCGTGTTTGAAAATCTATCATGGTACTCATCAATGATACTCTTAATCTTTAATTCACGAAATTGGTGGAAGGTTGAGACCTCATCTAATATCTTCTCGTACTGACCACCTAACTTCAGGAGTTCCCTGTTATGTCTCTTTTTTGTTATAAACATTAATCCAATCTTAAAACAAATATGTAACATATGTCAACTAATATTTTTTAACCGTTTTGTGTAAGAGGGTGATATATAACACATTGGGAGGGGGCATCCCAAAGGTTGGGTGGCACCCCCCACACGCACACACACGCACCCATGCACACGCATCACGCACCCACGTCCCTCATATCCTTCCTCGTAGTGCAACATTATGCCCATTTTGTTGCATTCCCTCGAGAAACCAACGATGTGCCACCATAATGCCTGACATCTCAGGTTTCCCCCCAATTTGAGAAGCCTTATCCCCCACAATACTAATGTATACATATCCCACCCCCGAGGAGAACTGAATAGATAATTACCAAAAGATTAAACAGTAATAAAATAATATATAAATATGTTGCACACCCCCTACACAGGTTGTAAGTTATGTCACCCTATTAAGGGTTGTTTATTAACAATTTGATAGTCACTCATGACCTGAAATAATCTGTCTCAGGGGCGAAAGGCGACAGACATGAGAGGCGACAAGAAGAAGACTCTGAGAGAGATTTCAGAGGAAGTGCCTTGAATTATTGAGACTAATTTTCCACAGAGATAGCAGGTTGATATCCTGCTCACTGTTGGGACAGCATCAAGATTAATGATGAAGAACGTAGGTTACAATATGCAGTGGGACGAAGTTCGTACCCACCACCGTGATGACGACATTTGATTACTGGAGCTGATGAATAGAGAGGAAATTGGAGATTAGTTAAGATACCTGTTGTTTATGAATAACAAAGGTCAGGGCTGGTAGTTGCCAAGAATCTGGTGTTTCTGAGGGTTCGATTCCCTTACTGACCTCTCATTAACTATTTCATAACAACACAGGAGAAACAACAACATGAAAAATAGTACAGTTTACCTCGTATCATTCAGCAGTATTAAGTCATGCCTTTCATACGATATTGCATTAAACCTTAATACCGGATACTACCAGATTGAGACTTATTCTGGTGTAGTAAAATATGAGGGTTACTTGCACACCAATTTGAGAGAATGTAGTGATTATCAGCTAAACAGTTATGCTGGTGCAATCATTTGGAATTATCTCGATTGGGGAAAACAGAAAGATTGTTAACTAATCTACCTCATTCCACATCAACAGTTCCGGTTCGATTCCGGGGCTGTTGACTACTGCATGATGCAGTATTTCATAAATGACTAACAGGAGTAATCACATGAGTACAAAGCAAATTCAATTTATTGGCAAGACAATTACCAATAAAATCACTGAACTATTGGACAAGGGCGTTATCCCTTGGAAGATGCCTTGGAACCCACTAAGAGGTCGTCATTGTGGATTTTCAGGTAAGGCATACCGAGGTTACAACTCTCTTATTACCGACTTTATAGCCACTGATAGAGGTTATACCTCAGCCTATTGGCTAACCCTGAACCAAATTAAGAAGATTGGTGGATGGGTTGAGGATATTAAGGCTGTTGGAATTCCGGTAACATTTTGGAACTTCAAGAAGAGAGCCAAGTGTAAATCATGTGCTGGTAAAGGTTGTGACCAATGTAATAATTTTGGTTACATTTCTTGGAAGATAAAACCTTGGTGTAAACTGTATTGGGTATTTAATGCAGATGAGGTTAAGGGATTGAAGCCGGAAGTCAAGGCTAAGTTCTATCCGAAACCGAGCAAGAAACCAGCCAAGTTCAATCCAATTGAAGAGTGTGAGAAAATCTGGGATGGTTATAAAGGTAAACCTACCTTAAAACATGACCAGCTAGAAAGGAATTTCTACATTCCAGCAAAGGATGAAATTCACCTCACACCTAAACTCTCATTTCACTCACCAGCAAACTACTATTGCACACTGTTCCATGAGGCTGGTCACAGTACTGGTCACAAAAGCAGATTAGAGCGTGATGGTATTACCGGGATGAACTTTCATGGTTCGCATGAATATTCTAAAGAAGAGTTGGTTGCTGAGACAATAGCATCCATCCTTTCAGGAATAGCTGGTATTGAAGGCGAGACTCTCGAGAATTCAGCTAGTTATATCAATAGCTGGAGCCGGAAGTTGAAGGACAATCCAGATTGGTTCATGGAAGCCTGTAGCAAGGCTCAGAAAGGTGTTGACCACATCATGGGTGTAACATACGAAGATTAATTTCTTCATGGGGATGCGTGACTCAACAGGGCTGGTTCGATTCCAGCCTTGTTGACTATCTCAAGACGAGATAATTTCATAAATAACTACAGGAGAAATTATGTTAATAAATAAGAATACGAA